AAATGCTTTTAATACATCAACACCTATTGATAATATAGGACCAACAAATGGAACAAAATTAGCCAATCCGCTCACTATTTCAAGCAATCCTGGAATTATTCTACCAGCCTTAAATTCTTTATAAGCGAAAAACAAACTAATTAATCCTCCAACATATGGAATTTTTTTCAAAGCTCCTAATGCGAATCTTTTTAAAAATGTTTTACCTAATAATTTCAAACCGCCTATTAGTCCAACTTTACCTAAAACTTTCATCGCATCACCAGCAAATCCCACTTTTTCAAACAATGACGCTATTAAGGTAGGTATAGCTGCTCCAATTAATGCAACTCCACCGACAAGAGGTAATAAAAAGTCCAATAAATTAAAACCTTTTTTCTTATCTGGTGATACTGCAGTTTCTTTAGGTTTGTTTTGTCTTTCTAGTTTAGAAATTAATGTTTGTTGAGTTGTGTCTTCTTTTTGCTTTTTTTGATAAGCAAAAAAAGATTCATTAAACAATGAAAATACTTCTTTTAGTTTTTTCTTATCAGATCCTGATAAAGAAGAATCTTCTCTTTTTTTACCAAGAGAAGAGTTATTAATATTATTATCTATTAAATTTTGTTGAGTATTGGGTACGCCTTTTTCTTCTTGAATTTTTTCAAGATTGTTTAAGATTCGACCTATTGTTACTATGATATCACCTAGCTCCACATAATTATTTAGGATCAAGCATCAAAGAATGCGACATCAATATCAATTTGGTGAACTTCTCCATCAATTTCAACTTTAAGAACTTCAACTTCTTTTTGCTTTATATCTTGTATAAATTCAATAATTTGTTTGTTTATAGATAAAGGAAGATTGTTTACAATTTTGATACGATCTCTTACTGAAATTTCAGAAAATTGAACAGTATCTTCTCCAACGGTGAGTGATTTTATATATTTTACAAGTTCATATGTATATATTTCGCTCAAACTCTTACCGACATCTTTATCAGCTTCTTTTTTAAGAACATCAACACATGTCGAAATGACTTGATTTTCTGCTGTTAATGTCGGTACTTCTAAATCTATTTCAATACCTCCTGTAATTTTCTTGTTTAATGTATGTTTAATTTTTTTCAATTGCTCGACTACACCATTAAGCACATCGTATTGTTTATTTGAAATTTTTATAAAACTTCCCATACTATCAATTCTTAATTGAATTACAATTAATAATTTATCTATAATTTTTAAATCTTTATTATTGGTATTTTCAATAATAATATCATTTAGATTTTTTTGGAATTTTAATGGACCTACGATACCATCAGTTATTGTTGATATAATGTCTTTTTGTTGTTTGAATGTTAAAGATTCAGAATCTATTTTTTTACCAGTTGATAAAACATCAACTTTTATTTTATCATCTTTTAATTGTTCGATTTTATCAAGGAAGTTTTTTACATTATCGTCCATTCTTCTATTTACAAAATTGTATTAAAAATCAAGCGATGGTAAGTTTTTTTGTTGAGATTCTATTTCATCACTATATTTCTTTATATAAAAATTTACATCTTTTACATCAGAATTCATTAAAATATCAGCACTTATTCTTTTAGATATAAAAAATATAACATCTTGAAAATATTCTTTTGAATAATTTCCAAAAAGACTTTTTAAAAATAAAAATGGGTCGTTTGTATAAAAATTCAATTTAATATTTTCCAAAGCTTTATTTTCAAGTTTAAAAATTTTTGTTTTATCTTTTGATAAAATGTCTATCAAATTTGAAAATATTTTAGCTGGTAATTTATCAATAACCATTTTTTTATCATAAAAACTTAAATCTGATAAATTTAATGATACATTAGAAATGTTGATATTTTTTATAAGATTATATATCGGCATATTACCACCATCATATACAAAGGTGTTAGCTAATTGCAATTCGCAATTAAAATCATCATTTTCAAAATATAAACCGCTTTCTATTTCATCAGATAATTCATTTAATAAATAAGATATTTGAAGATTTAGTTGTTTTCCATTGGGATTGAAAGTTAATGTATCATTCACATGATATTCCCAAAATTTCAATATGGTTTTGAATTTTTGATATACATTATCTCCTTCAAATTCATTAAAAAAATCACAAAGTTTTTGATTTTGATTTGTATCTATAATTTCTGCGACTTCTTTTAATTTTAAAAAAGTTAGTCTCATATTATATTAATTATAACTGTTCGTAATTTTGACAAGCAAATGTTATAGATTTTATTTTAAAATCGGTATTTTCGTAATTTAAAGTAAATCCTTCAACCGCTGTCGGAAATGCTTTTTTAAATCTAAATCCTTTTCTAAATTGACCTTTGTTTGTATATTGTTTAATTTCAACCGTTCCTTTTAAACTAGAACCAGTTTCAACCAATCCTTTGATGCCCAATGCTATCATCCAAGGTCTGAAATAATTATGTTCTAAATCTTGATTGGTTTCTAATATATTAATAGTAACATTTCTGCTTAAAAAATCACTTCTAGCTTCTAAACCATAACCAGGTAAAAAACCTCCAGTATTGCCCATGCTCATAGGCGTAAATGAAGATGCCTCGTTTGGTAATTGAACTTCTTGAGCTACCAACAAATTACCATTTTTAATCATATCTCTAGGAGACATTTTAGCTTGCCATTTTTCACCAGCTCGTGATAATACTGAATTTATAGATCCTGTACCTACACCATCAACAGTAACTGTCCAAAAAACAGGGAGACTAAGGCAAAACTTAGACTCCCTGCTAAAAGCATTTAAAAAATCATTTATCTGTACGCCCATAGATATATTTAGGCGAATGGATTAAACGCTAAAATCTTTATAAAAATGATAACTAAATGTAGATGTGAATGATACAATTTCACCAGTGCCTTCAGCAATGTTATAAGTTAAATCTCCGATTTGTCTTATACCAACGCCGATTAATTGTATAGTTTTAACGATTTGTAAAGGTTGTCCGCTTGTAGCACCTGATTCTCTTGTGCAAGGAATTGAAAGAACATCAAGAGTGAGTGTGCTTTCTGGTCCTGGCATACATAAGTTAGCAGTTGTATCTTCGTTATTAAATGCCACTCTGGATGCTTTTTCAAGTTTAGTTCTTAAATCAAGATTTTGATCACAATAAAAATCTATACTATAACCTTCAGCATTTGCATAAGTTGCTCTTCCACCAAGGTTAAATTGCTGACCTGCATAGCTCACAGTCTTATTTTCGATTGTTCTTCCTGGAAGAATACCTGACTTAGCATAAATCAAATCAGTTTCTCCATTCAAGTTGAGACCTGGGAGTGTGATTTGTTTTATTCTAAAAAGGAAATCTCTTGAGAATTGTTTTTGTGCGGCTTGTGAAAAGAAGGTTTCAATATTTGCTGGCATGTAATTATTTAGTCTGAGAACAATAAAAAAATAAAATTGATATTGATTATCACATAAAAAAAGCAGGAGATAATTTCTATCTCCTGCTTTTTATTATATATTATTATATATTATTATATAATTTCTTGGAAGTTAGCATCTGTGCGAGTAGCTGTAAATGTTACCAATATGAACTCAGCTGCTCTTGTTGGTTTGATTAAGATGTCAGCTCTCAATTCATTGTTATCAATAACTTCAGGAGTGTTTACTCTTTCGTCAGCTACGATTAGATAGTCATACAACCCTTGATTTTGTTTAGCAAATTCAAGTAATGGTGTAATTGTATTGACAAATCTTGTTCTGGTAAACTCTGTGTTTGGTTCAAACAAGAAGTATTTAGATGCTTTCTTAACTGGTCTTTCGAGAGCTAAGAAGAGGCACTTGGCTTGCGGCTAAGAGTCTTTTGACCCATTATAACCATTCCATCACTTGCACTGAAGTATACTGGGTTAATATTTACCTTGTATAATTCATCGCGTTGTTTTTGGTTTGGATTAATTGCCAAATCAAGCGCTGATGTTGTAAGAACTCCTCTGTTGAATCCTGCTGGTGCAATCCATGGGAATTCATTAGCATCTGTTCTAGCCATGACGGCAGCCGCATGTGCTGAGAAAGGCATCCAATATTTGTCTCCAGTGAAGTCATCATATGTTTGCACCCAGTTACCATAAACCGCAGCGTATGAAGAATTAGTTGATGAAAATTGGTGTCTGATTGGCCAATATACATCTGTTTGGAATGTCTTGGCTCTATCAGAGAGAACCTTTGAATTTTTTCCTGTTACAACAAATTGTCTGATTGCGTCAGCTACGAACATACAATCTCCTCTACCACCAGTGTTGCTTGGAAGATTACAGAAATTTTCAAATTGATTGAAAACCGATGTGTAATTTGTTCTTATAGCAGTAGCCTCAGTATTGTTATCTATTGGTTGTGATGTTCTAATAGTGCTGAGTTTATTTGCAATTGTTGAATTGTACAACGTTTCATCATAATATGATGTATTAGCTGCACATGCCATTGAGAATATGGTTCCTAAACCACCTTCAACAACCAAATCAATATCGTATATTTCATCATTTTTAACTGATTCTAATGCGCGATTTACTTTTGTAGGAATATTACCTAATATTATCTGAGTAATAACAACATTATTAAATGTTCCAAGAGGATTGAGTCTGTCAGCATATCCAAGACTACCAGATAATGATTGAAATGCAGATACTGGTATAGTTGTATTATTACCAGATCCTACCAACTGTGAAGATAATATCCCATAATTGGATATTAATCCTTGTGTTAACATACGAACTTTCTTTTGTGGTATTCCATTTAAATCCAAGCTTGTGTCTCGGAATTTGTTGGAAATATATGGATTTACCATAATTTCAATATTTCTGCTGTTTGTATCAACGGATTCCAAGAATTTTGAAACTGCAGGACCACCAGCAGGATTTAATTCAGTTCTGAAAGTGTCAATGGAACCTACAATTGCATCATCAAGAATATAGTCAAGCTTGAACGCCTCGGTTGCATATATGCTCTTACGAAGTTTAAACACCGCAACGTTCAAAAGATCATCATCTTCACGATCATTGATGTTGTAGTTTGTGAGATTTTCCATAATCTCAAAGA